TATCAAAAAATAATTTTAAAGATCATAAATTGTAACTATATCCTTCTTTCTATTTAAATACTAAAAAATAACTATTAAACGGAGATGTCTGACAACAAACCTCCCTATGGGTTTGTTTTTATTTCTGTTTTATGTTATAATAAAAATGTCTTTAATAGACATATTCATTTAATTCCATCTAATCTGAAACTATCAGATAAGACAGCATTTGAGTGCTGTCCTTTTTTGTGTTATAATATACTAAAGGAGGTAATAATGAAAGATGAAATTGACAAAATATTTGGTAATATTAATACTAAACCTATAGATTTAAGTGCTTTTGATAAAGATTCTATGGATGGTTTAGAATCTAAAAGAATAGCTAAAGCTAGGATGAATGAAACAGATCCACTTATCCAGTCATTAAAAGAATCTATTCATATTAATGAGGAAACTAAAAATAATATGATAAGACTAGCAGAACTTTATCTTAAAGATATGAAGAATAATATGCTAAAAGATCAATTTGATTTAGCTGAAAAATATGATGGTACTACTGCTGATGAATGGACAACTTTCTTAATGGATCGTGTTGTTAGTACATATATTACTAAACATAAAAATGCTCTTTTAAAAGTTAAAGCAGAAATGAATCTAGCTGACCCTTATGCTAAAAATAAAAGAGATAACTTAACTTTATTAGCACGACTAGATGATAAAGAAAAGGAAGATAAACAAGATATAGTAATTATCAGGATACCTTCTAAATATGAGAATAAGGAGGAAGAACTATGAGATTTATATTAGGTTTTTTATTTGGGGGTTTAGTTGGTGAAGCCCTAACCATATTATATTTTATGGGTGACGATAATGATAAAAAATGATGGTATGGATATACTTTTAGAAAATAATAATGTTTTAGTGTATAAATGTCCGAATTGTGGGGCAGGACAAATTACTATTGATAAAAGATCAAAACATGACTATGGTTATTGTGATACTTGTTCAGCTGCTTATATTCATTATATTCCATTAGACCATCAGTTAGATGTTCATTCATCTAAAGCCCCACTTAAATTATTAATAGGAGGTATGGGTTCAGCCAAATCTCGTGCTGGTGTTATTGAGATTATAGACCATGTATTATCAGTACCAAATGGTAGAACTATAATAATGGCTCAAACATTAACACAATTATCTAAGGCAATTATGCCTATATTTGATGAATACTTACCACGAAGATTTGTTTCTAAATGGACTGACACTAAAGCACAAATAGAAATTACACTTAAAAATGGACATCAGATTATAGGAATGCCCAGTGATGATGAAGAGAAACTGCGTTCAATGGATATTACAGCATTTCTAATAGAAGAAGCATCAGGTGTAAAACAAGAAGTATATGAAGAATGTATACGAAGAAGTCGTAATGTTGCTGGTATAATAAATGGTATTCCTCATTATTTAGGAATTATTATATCAAACCCAGCACAAGGATTTATTCGTAATTTATTATTTACTGCTAGTAAAATATATGGTAGTAAATCAATTAAAGCTACAGTTGAAATGTATAAAGATAGAATTAAAGATCCTAATCCTGATTTAGAGGCATTCCTATCTTCATCTAGAGATAATACTTATCTACCTAAAGGATTTATTGATAAAGTAATCAATTCATTAACGCCTCAACAAGTAAGACTTTATGTAGATTGTATTATTGAATATGCTGAAGGAGCTGTTTATCCAGATTTTTTACAACATTTAGTAGATGATTTTGAAATACCTAAAACTTGGAAAAGATATATGTCACATGATCCTGGAATCAATGATCCTGCTGCTGTGTTATTAGCTGCTCAAGATCCTGATGATGGCACTTTATATTTTTACAAAGAATATTATAAAAGGGACCAAGTTATTTCTCAAGTTGGAAGTTCTATAATTGATATGATAAAAGACATACCACAAGGTATGCTAAATACACCACTTATAGACCCATCAGCTAATAAGAGAAATCAAATTAATGCTAGAACATATAAACAACAAATGCAAATAGAACATAATTTGATATTTAAAGATGCTAATAATAGACTTGAGGATGGTATCTCAAAAACAAGAGATATGATGTATAATGGTAAGGTCAAATTTTTTAGAAGTTTAAAAGAAACTATTACCGAAGGGTGTGAATATAGATACCCTAATGAAAATGAAAGAAAAAATAATAGAAATTTAGGTGATATACCTATAGATAAAAATAACCATTTAATGGACTGTTTAAGATATATTTGTCAAGAAGTCCCTTATACTTATTTAGATATGCATAGAATGAGTTATAGTGGTATTAAAAAGTTCTTTGAAAATATGGGATACACTACAAAAACTAATATGTCACATTCAAAAGCAATAACATTTGAACAAGAAGTAAATAAGGCTTTAAATATACCAATGTATAACTATAGTACATTAAAACAAAAAAGAGCAAGTGGAGGATTTAAAATATGATAAAGAAATTAATGAATTTAATCAAAAATTATGATAAAATAATGGAAGTAATAGATAATTATGATAAAGCTATTATAAAAAATACAAATACAACTAAAAAATATTCAATGTTTAATACACCTAAGGATCAAATAGAATATATTTTAGAAAAATCGAAAGGAGAAAAATAATATGGGTAAAAATGTAAAAACAGAAACAGATGAAGAAAGAGAACTTAGATGGCAAACTGAAAGTGATTTTGATACTTTAATGTCATATGAAAAGCTTGTTAAAGACCCTGAAAGACTTAAAAGAGCTAAAAAATTAGCTAAAGAAAAACAAAATGAATTAAGTTCCTTATTATCTATTGAACCTGAAGAAGAGGAGGCTTAAAAATGAATGATAATGAACAAAAAGAAATAAATCATTTACAAAAGTTGATTAAAGATGCTGTAAACTTTAGGAAAGAACAAAGAGATCATGAATACATAAATAATGAAGCACATTTTGAAGGTTTACAATGGAATTTATCTAATGTTGGTCAAGAATCACCTTTTATAGTAAAAAGTGACATTAACCACTTGAAAAATGCTGTTAATATTAGGTTAGGTTCACTTTATGCTAGTACATATTATGGTAAATTAAAACCACTATCAGCAGAAGATATAGATTCTGTTGAAAATTTAAATGTTTTATATAAAAATGAATGGTTTAGATTAAAAACTGACCAAATTATAGAAGATGTAATTAGAGCAGGTGCCATATTTGATAATGGATATGTAAAATTAAATTATGACCCTGATAAAATAATTGGTGGTACAAATACTCGTAGAGAAGGTGCTATTACACTTGAAAGAATTGAAACAGCCAATGTTTATTTAGATCCTAATGCTAATAGCATAGATGATTGTGATTATTTAGTTGAAAAGATAAGCATGACTATGGATAGAATTAAAAGAGAAAAACCTGAATGGTATAAAAAATTAAAGGCTGCTAATGTTACAGGTGGTACAAATAAAACAGCTGATAATGGTAATATATTTACAGGTAGAAACTATAGCTTATCACAAGACAATAATATTATAATTGATGCTATATATGAAAAAATAACAGAGGAAAAAGAAATACCTATTGAAAGTGAAACACAACCTATTGAGAATCCTGAAATAATTCAAACTAATGAAGGTGTTGCTATTCCAGTGTCTGTAACTGAAGAATTAACTGAAAAAGTTAGAATAACAAGAGTCAAGATGACATATATGGTCGGAAAAACAATACTAGAAGTAAACGAAAATTATCCTTTTGAAGATTTTCCAATAATTGCTTTCCAATGGGAAGCTCAACCACATAGTCCTTATGGTATACCTTTACTTAGAGGTTTAACAATACCACAAAAAGTTGCTAACTTAATTGAGAGTGCTACAAATAATATAGCAATACATTATACAGTTCCTACATGGCTAGTTAGTGATGATTCAGGACTTGATGTTGATGAAGTTGCTCAATTAATAAATGCTTTAGGTGTTGTATGGAAAGTATCAAATATTGAAGGAGCTATTAAGCAATTGGATCCTCCAAAATTAGATGCTGATATTATTACAATGGGACAAACTTTTGTTAATTATATTAAAGAATATGCTGGTGTTACAAGTGCTTATACAGGAGATGTTGGTACAGCTGGTTCTACATCATCAGGAACTTCTGATGCTATAGCTAGAGCAACAATAATTGATAATGAGCCCTTAAAACAAATAACAGCTTTTGTTGAAAAATTAACAAGATTAATGGTAAAATTTATGACTAGATATTATAAAGGTCAACAATTCTATTTTAGAAATGAAGAAAAAGACAATAAATATAGCTTTAATAATTTTCAAATAGATGACACTTATCAAGATATTAATTATGATTTTGATGTTGATTTAGGTTCAAGAAGTAAAAATGATAAAAATAGACAATATAACTTAACTAAAGATATTTATCAAATGCAATTACAATATAAAGAACCAAATCCTGTTATCAATGTAACAGATGTTGTAAAAGCAGCTGAGCTTGATAACTATAATGATTTGAAGAAAAGACTTGATAATATGACAGAAGAATCATTAGAAGAAAAAGCAACATTAATTGTACAATTAATGCAAATAGGTCAAACCATAACACCTAATGGAAATCCTTTAATATCAGTTGATGAATTACAAGAAGGTATAATGGATGTATTAGATGATAATAATAGTTT